TTTTGATCTTTGTAGTATCAAATTTGACTTCTTCTTCTGGATACATCTCAGAAATATACTGATAGATGTATCGATCATTACCATAGATCTTAAAGTTTTCTACACCGTCATACTTCTTGATGAACTCTCTACAATCACGAACAGTTCCCGGATCTATTGATTCAACATAGTCTCCCTCAAGAGTTTTATATTTTGTTTCCTTATTAGAAGGGACAAATAATGTAGGATAAAACTTTTCTCTTGTAGCAAAGTGCCTTCCGTTCTCATATCCTCGAACCAAAAAGTGGTCACCGACCATTTGAACGTTGGTGTAAAATCTCATTATGGATCCTTTGATGACGAATGTTGGTTTCAAATTTCTCTGTGTATATTATAGCATCCTTTCCGGTAAACTCCTCAAATGCACTAATAAACATAGAAAAGTAATGCCAGTGATTTGGAGGAATATACTGCGGTGACATACACACAAAGATGTGGTCAAAATTATAATTATCAAACTTATAATCTTCTTTCTCTACATTTTGATAGTTAGGAACTACCTCGGCATTAAATTTATTGCGTATCTTATTACCACTATTCTTATTGCCAATCCAAGTAAAAGAATTTAACTTTTCCTTTCCACCTAACCAAGCACCCCAATTTCCTTCATGAACCCTGTCATGTTTCAATAATTCATAAAACTCAATCTGATAAGCTTCTTCATCAGGCATCTCTCCAGTATAATCTCCACCAAAAACATCATCATGATGATCTATATTAATTAGATCAATATTTTCATGCTCGGCAATACTGAATAGAATAGAATCGTGCTCATAACCAAAAGAGACACTATCGCAATTGCGAAGTGCCTTTAAAAAAGTATTATAACAAAACAATAGATTTGATTGATCAATACGAAAATGACTTTCATTAAAATCAGTAGTATTAAAAAATTGTTCCCATCTTATTGTTGGATTATCATTATACTTTAATCCATTATAAAGTTCGATGACTGGACCCATGATGTAATCCAGATCAATGCTTAGGACTCTCATTACTTAGTAAGTTTAATATATTTTTCCAAAAGTTCTGAATTTGGATCGGCAAGAGTCAGAATCTTATCCGACGAAATCATATACCTATTATCAGAAGTATAATCAATCAACCAAGGAGAAAGTGTGAGACTTGATTGATTCAATAAAAATGGTTCAATCAATCTACAATCAGGTTCTCCAAGTTCTGTTGATACTTCCTCAATCTGACTGATCAGAATTTGATTGCTCATCAGTAGAATTACTTTGATCACTTTGTCCATTTACTTTTTCCTCATAGATTTTAATTAACATATCAACAGGTTCAACAATTGTGACTAACCAATCCGGGCGAATAGGGATTTGCGTATCTTTAGATAAGATTAACCATGGTCGAAGAGAGATTTGAATTTGACCTTCATCCGAACCTTCTTCTCTAAAGATATTATTACCAGAAGTTACTGCATGTGGATTATCAAAAAGATATCCAACTATATTCTCTTCAACAATAAGTTCTTTGACATCTGCAATAATGTCTTCCCCAGATTTTAATACAGCAAGTTTAATTGACATTTTTAAATTTTACCTCAAATCATTATAGCAATAAAAAAGAGGGATGTCAACTGGTTTTTGCCAGTTATCCCTCTGCGGCGACGATATACTTTATTTAGAACCAGACCTTCTTTTGATGATGTTCGGGTACAATTCTTCCCAGAACAATACTTAACAACCCATCCTCAAATTCAACTGATCTAACTTCCGTGTCCTCTGCCAGTGTCCAAGATCTGGTGAAAGATCGTTGAGCCATTCCTCTGTGGACATAAGTGGTTTCTGATTCGGTATCCTCTTTCTGTCCTTCGACAAAGAGTTTTCCGTCTTGTGTGTAGACATTTACTTCTGCTTTTCTAAATCCTGCAAGTGCAAGTTCTAGTCTTGATTCTACGTTGCTGACCGTGACTAGATTAAATGGTGGATAATTCTTCGTTGTTTCGTGGAGATTAAACAACCTATCGAAGTATTCATCCATTCCTATGCTATTCCTATTTATGCGTTCCATCAACGCAGGTAGGTCCGCAGCAGTATACCGTGCAAGGTTTCCCATGATTCTTAGCTCCTTTAAAAGCGAGTTTGTGTTTTGTGGACCCCGAAGGCATCCATCATTATTTATATCATAACATAAAAAAACGGAGTGTTGAACTCCGTAGATTATTATTCGGTTTCCTCTGTCCTTTTCTTCTTCGACCCAATATTGTATTTGGTCTCAAGGATCCATTCTTGTTTATCTCTAAATGCAAGAACCTTAATTTGATTGAGTGGTGCGATGTCCTGAATTTTATCGGCATCTACAATACCAACTAAACCCCAGTCGGCAAGTAGTTGTGCAATACGATTACGTCTCTGAACATCATTCAATGTTAGATTTGCATGTTTACCATCAAGGGCAAATAATTCCTTAAAATGCACAAGGTAATATCTTCCTTGTTTGTGCAGAATGTGACAGGACTGATAGATTTTCTTTTCCTTTCTAGACGCAACTCCGATACGAGTCAAAGTCTCACGAACTTTCAGAAAGTCATCTGGTTCTCCTAGAACCACTTCCACCATTTGGTCTGGTGTCCACTTCACTTCAGCTTCTCTAACAACACTCATCTTTTTCCTCCAGTATCAAATTTTGATTTAATAAAATTAAGTTGTTCTTTTGTTAGAATTTTCAAAGCCTGTTTTGCCTTCTCATTACTATAACCATAATAACGTTTGACATAATCTAGATCTTTGATCTTATCTTGTCGGAGCCAGGGAGAAAATCTCTTCTTTTTCCTCACAATATTTATAAGGAAGTCGTATTGTAACCTTTTAGGAAGGAAATTATACTTATTCATCTCATTGACAAACATCAAAGTATCAAGATGTCCAGAGAAACAACGATTGATAATATAAGGAGGATATTCTTTTTCGAGTGAAGGATCTTCATCAATCAAATGCTTCTTAGTTTGATTGATAGAGTTGAGCCAGTCTTTCAGTTCCATACATCTTTACCTAATTCTTTCATAATAATCATCACCCAAACAAAAATCAATCTGTTTCTTATTATACACTCCAAGTGGTGTTTCTGCCAATTCAAAATAATGTTGATCAAAAACCTCCTCATGATAATAAGACCAATTCCTTTGTAAGTTAGACTTAAGGAATCTGGCATTAGCAGTTCTACCATCAACAACTATAAGAGTACCAGGCAATAAGAAATGCTCTACTGCAAGAATGTCGGCAGACATGGGCAGTCTGTCAGGATGATTTGTAGTAACTCCTCTCACATCACCATTCGGAGAAAATTGGTCTGGTCCATCTAGATAAATTAGGTCAGGACAAACATTGGGCAAATTTTCAAAGTAAGTGCAAACTCGTCCATTAAAAGTGGAAACAGAACATGGAGAATAATGATAATTGATGTGACTTGTTTTTGCAGTATTTTTACAAACTTCAATCCATTCTTTATTATTATCTACAGAAAAACATTGAAATGGATTACTTCTCCTCAAATTATTTTCAACAAAAGTAGAACATCTCTGCTTATTTAAATTGAGTGCATGATCAAATATAATTGAACTCTTACCCACCCCAAACTCAAGGATAGTGGTTACGTTTCTAGAGGTGACCAAGTAATGCAATCTAACCAGATCATCAAGTTCTGGAGTAAATGCTTCTTTAAAATTTGGATCAACAGAACGATAGATTGAATGTTCTAACTTTTTTTGAACCTTACCATATTCATTTAAATCAATGTCTAATAATTCATGGAAAGGATTTTTCTGAAGATAATCTTCATAGGAATCAAGTTTTGCAAAAAAGTTCATTATTTTCTTTTCAGTCATAAAGTAGAAGGTCAAGAACGTTTACAGTTTCTTTTTCGGTAGGATAGTTGGTGACAAGAAGTTCTGTCTTTACATTCTCATCAGTTCCTTTCTCACCACGATGTGCCATGGAATAACGAAGTTTCCATTCACGCAAATGATAATCTTTATACAGTTCCAACAATCTATCATTCACATTATAGGTAATCATAAACTCGTGTGGACACTTGTATACATCTTCGGCAAACTTATCATGATCGAAGAACTTATGCATCTCACGGTCCTTACCATAAAGGAAGTCTTTGATATCATAAGGTGGATCAAGAAATACAAATACATCCTCACCAGGAGCATTCATGACCTCCGAGTAATCAATATTTGTAATCTTCCATTTCTCTGTAAGTTGAGAATACTTCTTTAGTTTCTCAATACCAATAAAAGAAAAGTTAGAACGAGAAGCAGTTTTAGAAAAAGTGCTGTTCTCGGTCAAACCAGAAAAACTACACTTGTTTAGAACAAAGAAACTTACGGCACGATCAAGTCCATCCTGACTATTGATATCGTCCCGTGTTTGATTAAAGAGTTCTTTATGTGCCGCATCCTTATCATCTTGAGATTGATAGTTTGATACTCTCGACTTAATCTCATTCAGACGATTAGATAATTCTTCACCATTATCCCTCAACTGAACCCAGAAGTTATAGAGTGTCACATACTTATCATTGATCCATACAGGGACATCTGGGTATGCCTGAGTAGCATAGAATGCCACAGAACCACCACCAATAAATGGCTCACGGTATTCTTTAAAGTCTTCAGGAAACCATGGTGCCAAAGTCTTTGTTGCCTTAGACTTACCACCAGGATATCTCAGACAAGTTTTAAGAGGAAAGGTTTTCATAGACATAATCACGAGGATGATATTTCAAATATTCCCAGAAGGTCAATTTCATTTCCTTCTGAGTCATACCACAATTTTTTGCGGCAGTAGGTAAATTCATTGTAGCACGAAAGAGTGCTTCATTTGATTCATTTACATTCTGGGGAGTAGTTTTAACTTTTTCCTCCACCATTTTGCTTTTATCAATTTTTAGTAGTCCCATCAAAAAGTCTTAGCAGTATCTAAAAGTTCTGTAAGGTAATCTTGAAAACTCAATGTGCTTTCTGCCATTACCCGATATCCAGTTCCGACATATAGTTGTCCCAATAAAACTGATGCTGTAGCAGTTCCCCAAAAGATATAGTAGAACTTGGACTTAACTTGACATTTCTTAGTTTGTTTCATAATCTTTAATAAGTCTTTCTGCTTGTTTTTTATCAATCCCACAAGGGGCATTCTTAAGGCATCTAATGATAACCTCATTATCGCATATGGTGGGTTTGATTGTAAACCCCCACTTGTCAACTTCACCTTCTACAGGTGCTTCGCATGGGTCAAATTCATGTGGCATTATTCAGTATCTTTGTATGTAATAGTAATTTGATTATATACTTCATCTCGGTTGTCACTGTTGTATACACGACAACGTTCCACTTTAGCATCTAATAGTTTCTCAATATTATTGAGTTGCCATTCGGCAGCATACTTTTTAAACCCATCATCCATCCAAGTTTTATTGGATCCTGGTGTGTTAAAGTCATCCATTATTCAATACCTTTAGGGAAAGCGTCAATCTCAGTCAGTTCATAATCCCAATCTTCCATGACTGTATTAGCATAGAAACGATCAGATAGCATTTCAAGTTCCTTCTCGGCATACTCTCTAGTCTCTGCTTCCAACCAAATATCAATCACCTTACCAAGTCTAAGTTTCTTGATATCTAACTCAGACAATCGATTACTACCGTCTCTCACAGCATTACCAGGAGAGTCATCAACCTGTGATCTTAATCGGATGAATACTAATGCTTTAAACTTCATAATCGTTCCCTCTCATCAAGTGCTTCATTGATAATCTGCTTCAACTCTTCACGTTCTTCGTGTGTAAAGATTGTACGATGCTTCACTGGCATTGGAGGAATCTCTCTCTTAGAATTGGTATTACTCTTAGAGGGAATACTCATACCCTGTGTGTCAATTTTATCTTGTCTCATTTGTAGTAACTCAATGAACCATTCCCATTCCATTTAATTTATATTCCCAAATAAATTGTTAATTACCATAGGAAGTAAACGATGTTCTGCTCTCTGAACTCTGTGATGTAATGTCTCTTCTGTATCTCCGGCACAAATAAGAACAGAAGAAGAATCAATACATCCCCCAGAGTCTAACTCTTCAGTCACATAATGAACTGTGCATCCAGTAATTTTGTCTCCACTATCTAGTGCCTGCTTAACGGCATTAAGACCTTTATACTTTGGAAGTAATGATGGATGAATATTAATTATCTTATTCGGAAAAGCATTAATCAATCCCGGTGTAACAATTCTCATCCAACCCGCAAGAACTACTAAATCAACTTTGTGCCTATTAAGTTTATCAATGATTTTTTGTTCATCAATACTCTTAATACGACAGTTGGGAATACCCAATCGGTCTGCCCTTTCTTGAGCACCACATCCTTTGATATTGTAGATCATAACTACAACTTCATGGTCTGGACAATTCTCAACGATGTTCTCAAAGTTAGTTCCATTTCCAGAACACATGACTCCAATTCTCATTTAAGTCACAGAACCAGTTTTTTGGAGTTTGGTGTAATCAACTTACTACCAAACATTTCATTATACTTTTTACAGACATCCTCTTGGACTTCTGCAACATATACAACATGAGTTTTGGAAATCGTAATCTCTGGGTCTTCTTTACTAATCACGGTTGCCCATGGAGCAAATCCAACACCATTATTAGTTGGAAGAACTACAAGACCATTTTGGACTGTGATAGTTTCTTCTGTCTCAGATAGAAGTTCTGCGATAACTTCTTCTCCGGTCACAATTCGTAGCAATTTTACATCAATCATTTTAATTTACCTCAACTAAACTCACATTCTACCATTATTTCAGTCAAACAGGCAAGTAAGTTTATTTCCTGATCTGCCACAAATGCCATTTGATACTGATACTTAGCAAG